AGGTTGCGCCCGCCGGTATTCGTCCAACAGCTTGATGAGGTCCGGGGCCATCCGCACCATTACCGCTTCGTTTGCCATCCTGCCCTCTTATGTAGCGTGATAGCACGATGCCAGCGGTGGGCAGTCAAGGCAACTGGAAATTGGCGCAGCCTGTTCAACCTGTGGGCGCGGTTCGGCCTATATCAGGTCTTATGACTCGCCAAGCCCGCCGGGTGCCCATCGCCCGGCGGTTGTCATGTTGGCAGGAAATGGAAGTGTTAGTTTTACACCTCGCCCCACGCGCGCGCGGGCGAATGGCGGCTGGAAATCGTCGCCGTCCCAGAAATGCCTGTTGCCCCACGCGCGCGCGGGCGAATGAATTGAGGGCGGTCGCCCACCCTTAATTCCGGCTGTTGCCCCACGCGCGCGCGGGCGATCCGCAGGGCCGGTGAACTGGCAAAGCAACTCATGCAGCCTGTCGGTCGCCCCGCAGATAATGTTGAGGGCAACCACAACATTATGAGCCGCTCGGAGATCAAAGAGCGGTCTGGGTTTTCCGACCATCAGCTTACGCAGGCTGTTGCCCCACGCGCGCGCGGGCGAATGTTCCTTCAAGTCGCAAACTTTGCGACTTGCTCCTGTTGCCCCACGCGCGCGCGGGCGAATGAGTAGGGGCCAGGATAGCGCGCAGCATGTCCCGGCCCCTTGATCGCCCACGCCACCCTAAGCGGTGACGATCTGCGCCGCGCTGCGTGAAAGGAGGTATCGCAGCCGCGCATTGACGGGGTTTTCGGCCATGTCGGAGGCCGGGCACTCTGCCGTCTAATCCCGGATGCTTTGCGGGCAGATCAGCCGCGCGGGCGCATCCCGGCCCTATCCCATCAGCGCGGGGGGCGCGCCCTTTCCAGCGTTGCCAGTGTAAAGCCCTGCCGGTTCAGCTTGCCGCCGTCGAACCAGGAACAGATCACGCCGGAAAGCCCGCCCGCGCCTTCATAGGTCATCAAAGGCCCGCCGGATTTGAGCCGCACGGTGTCGCCAATCTGGAATGTGGTCTCGGTCATTCGTCGGCCCAATCAATGAAGGTGAGCGCGTCTTGCAGGTCGCCCGCGTCGATGCCTGCCGCCTTGGCCTCGGCCAGCGCCTTGACCATCGTTGCCAGTGCCCGCGCCTTGCCGCCCTGGTCGAACGCCTGCGCCGGTCGGACGCAATCAATTTTGACGGTGGCGCCAAGTTTTTCGGTCGCTTCCTCGGCCATGAGATTGGCAACGGGTTGCAGCACGATCTGCGCCAGGTGCCGTTGTGCCTCGCGCACTGTCGTTCCGGTGGTGCTGCGGTTCATCAGGCCGGGCAGGATGCCGAACGCGCCAAAGACAGCATCCTTGGCATCGGCCAGCAGCTTGTCGGCCAAGGTCTTGTCCAGTTGCGGTGACAGCTGGTCAGGTGCCTTGCCAAGCTGCGGGTGCATTCCAGCAGCAACGCTTTGTGCCACGCCCTCGATTACCAGCGTTGCGCCGCGCCGCCCCCGGAACCCGGATCGCAGCGCGTCCATGTCGTCGGCAGAGCCTTCGGGAACGGGCACGATCTGCGAACCCAAGGGGGCATCGCGGAAGGTGTCACGCAGGCTGGTTTCCAGTTCATGCAGCAGCTGCGCCGAGAGAGGCGCGCGGCGCAGGGGTCCGGTGCCGGTCCACGGGGTCGCGGTATCGCAGCCAATGCGGAAATGCAGCACCTCGCCTGCCAGGACGGTTTCAGCCCGCCCGCCGCCTGCCTCGGGGATCATCAGCCGGTATGCGCGCGGGTCGCCGTTGCGGGTGGATACGTCCCAATCAATCGCAGGCACCAGCCGGTCGCGGATCAGAAAGACAGCCTCGCCACGCAGCGCCAGAGCGCGGCCAGCAAGCGCCATGTCGCGCCGGGATAGCAGGTCGGTGCCCGTCACGTCAGAGAGGCTTAGGCAGCCTTCCCACAGCCCCACAGAGGTCTGCACAGCTGCCGTCAGTTCGCCCATGTTGGACGCGCCGCCAATCCAGCTTTCCCGCGCCGCCATGATCGCCGCCGTATAGCCGGGGGATGCCGCGCGGGTTTCGATCACGGTATGGTCGCCCTTACTGTGATTGCGCCGGAAAATATCCATCAGGCCCATCATGCCCTCCAACGGTTCAGCGCATGAACAGCGCCGCGATAGGGTTGCCGGTCCTGGTGCGTTTCCCACGCCCGCGCCTCGATCTGCGCCGAGGGATAGGCCGGGCGGGTGACGGCCGAGATTTCAAACAGCGCCGCGCGGGTGATCGTCCGCAGCACATCAGCGCCGCGCCGTTCGATCCGTTCGCCGCCGTCCTGGACGCGAAAGCCGGGGGACAAGCCCCGGATCAGGCCCGCCCGGTGCGCCGCCAGAAAGTCAGCCGCCCAGGACGTGCCGCCTTCCAGTTCGGCGCGGATTTCCAGCGCGTCGTCAGCATCGCGCAGAGACAGGGTGCCCGCCGCCGTCGAGGCGAGGGGCTTTGCATAGTCGTGCTGGCTCAGAAGGTGGATTTCCTCGCCCGCCTCGATCCGCTCGGCAAAGGCCCGAGGGGCGATAACCTCGCGCCGCCCCGGTGCCAGTTCGGTCTCGGCCCCATAGGGGAACCGCGCCAGAAGGCGGGTTGAACCGCCCTCGGCCCGGATTTCCAGCGCGCCCAGATTACCGCCCCAGAGCATTATTCGTCCGCCCCGATGCCGGTGAGGATGCGGATTTGCGAGCCGCGCGCGACAACCACATCAGCCGTAAGAAGGCCAGTCAGCCGCAGCCCGCCGGATTGCGCGTCGGAATAGGGATCGCGGACCATGTCCACGCCGCCCCAGAGGCCGAGGAAGGCCGGGGGAAGCCCGTTCGAGGCGGTCGTGAGGATCGCGGTTTCCGCAGGCATCACGGAGCCAATCACGGGGTTGCCGGTGTATTTCACCAGCCGGTCGAGTTCCCACATCGGAGCCGCGCCCGCCGCAAGCATGTCGTCCAGTTCGGCCCAGATCGCGGGACCGAAACCAACATTCACTTGGTCGGGTGAGCTGATAGCGTTTGCCAGCATGAAGGCCGCGACTTGCGCCCGGAACAGCGCCCAGGTCGCGGGTGCATCCGCAGCGGTCGAGGTAATGCCGTAGGTCGTCGCGCCGGGGATCAGGCCCAGAGGTTGCCCATCGGCCCCGGTGCCCATCAGAACGGCCCGGTCGAGTTCCGCCCCGACAGCCGCCGCCATGTCGCGGCGGATTGCCTGTTCCAACCCTTCGCCGCTTTGCTTCAGCGCCAGGCGCGTGATGCGAACATGAGCGCCAAGAGTATGTTCGGGCTTCAGCATCCGCTCGGCAGTCGTGAAGGGCGACGGGCCGGGCACGTTCGCGCCTTCGGTCGGTGCCCATCCGGCCACTACGCCAGCGGTAGCCACGGGCCACGCCACGGAGCCTTGTTCGACGCTGATGGTCTGGACGCCGAGACGCGCGGCCACGCTGGCCGGAAATAAGCGGTCGACAATGCCCATCGTGCGGGTCGGGTTCGGAACGTCAGCGGTCGTCACGTCGCGCTGTTCCAGAGCCGCCAGCGGAACCGGGAAACCTCTGTAGCCGCCCTGATTGCGCATTTCCTGCACAACCTCGGCAGTCTTGCCCGAGAGCGCCCGGCCCTCGTCCAGAGCCAGCACGATCTGCCGCATCTCGAAACCGGCCACCAGATCGGCAAACTGGCGGTCGGCGCGGGTTTCCAGATCGGCCCCGGCCTCGCGCCGTTCGTGATCTTCCGCGATCAGAGCCGCGCGATAGCGGGTCTCGTTGGTGCGGTATTCCGCGTCCAGCGTTTCCATGTTCCGGGTTTCCTCGGGGGTCGGGGTTTCCTTGCCCACCAGTTCCGAAAGGGTTTGGCGGATTTCGCTTTGCCGCCGGGCGATCTTCACAGAATCCAGCATGTCATTCCTCATGTTGCCGGGTTGGGGTTTGTCGCCAGATCGGCAACAGCTTGCCCCCAGGCTTGCCGCTCGGGGGTGATGATCGGCGCGGGATGCCCGCACTCGATCCGGGTTTTCCGGGTGTGACAGGGGGTGCAGCGCGCGGCGCAATTCGCCGGGTCAAAGGCCAGATCAGGACGCGCCCGAACGGGCTTCACATGGTCGATTTCCAGCCGCCCACGGGTCGCGCCGCAATCCACGCAAGCCCAGCCGTCGCGTTCCAGCACGGCCATGCGCAGAACCTGCCAACGCCGGGTTGACGTGATGCGCTTTGAATGCCGGTGATAGTCGCGCTTCACAGCCATGCCGCCCGCGCCTTCCGCTTGGGTGCCGCCCGCCGCCGCGCGCCCTCGGCCACGGCCAGGACAGCAGCCGCCGCTGCGTCGATGCGCCCGAGGCTTCGCGCCTTTGCCAGTTTGTGATTGCCCGCCGGGTCAACCAGCGNGATCGCGTCCGCAAAGGCAGATCGCAGCAGCAGGGACGGTGCCGCCTTCNCCTCGCCGTCGAACAGGGCACGCCGGAACCGTTCAATGTCCTCGGCCCCGTCCTTCCAGCCAAAACCGCGCCAGATGAAGGGAACGCGGCCAAGGCCCGCCGCCTGCATGGCCTCGGTAAACTCGGCATGGCGGAAACGGTCGCCCACGATGCAGGCCACCTCGGCCCCGTCCAGTTGCCGCACGATCTGCGCCAGCCACATTCCCGGCGGAACGGTGTTTTCGCCCATGACGGTGAGTTCGCCACGGTCGGCCATTTCGCTGTATCGCCCCGCCACGCCGTCAGCCGCGCCACGGTCGGCCAAAGAGGGGAAGGCGGGGAAGGTGCCCAAGGCTTCCAGACGGCCAGTCTCGGGCCAGTAGAACGCCGCCGCAGACATGGAACGGGAGCCGCCGAGGTCCACGCCCAGGACGCAAGGCCCGGCCCGCTCGGGCAGGTGATCGGGGTCAACCTCTGCCGCAAGCCATTCGTCAACCGTCACCAGCATTGAACGATCTTCGGACGAAACCCGCTCGTTCCGGTTCAGGTTGCGGAACGATGACAGCGCAGAACCGCCCCGTGCAATCGCCCGCCGCGCCTGCGCCACCAGCCATTCCGGGGATGCGCCGATGCCTTCGCGCGCGCCCGGATTGGCGATCAACAGGCTTTCCAGNTCGTCAGCAGGCAGGCCCGGCGGGGGACGATGTTCCTGCACATAGGTGCCGCCTGGGGCTTCATCCATCCAGCGGGAAAAGGTGTTGGCGTCGTCAGGTGCCGAGGTCGAGATGATAAGCGCCCGCCCGCCACGCTTGCCAAGGCCCGAGAGGATCGCGTTTTCCAGCGCATCGCCCTTGTCAGGTGTCCACGCCGCCCGTTCGTCCATGATTGCCAGCGTCGGAGCGCCGCCGAGGATGCTTTTCCCATCCGCCGGAATGACGCGGATCAGCCCGCCGCCGTTCGCCTTGTATTCAACTTCCAGCTTGTAGCCGTGCCGGATCGTGAACAGTTCCTGTTCTTCCTCGGGCAAGCCCTGGACAAAGCCCACCACGAATTGAAAGGCGGTTTTCGCCTGGTCGCGGTTGCGCGCCGCCAGCAGAACCTCGCGCTTGGGTTGGTCATCCCAAACGCCCATGACGTGCCCCAGAGCCAGCCCACCAGCCAAGGCGGTCTTGGCATTGCCCCGGCCAATGGACAGGACGCCCACCATCACGTCAGCCGCCATTGAGCCGCGCACGAATTGGCGCTGATACTCGGCCAGCTTGAGCGGTTGCCCGGCCAGCGGCCCCTCGGGAACGATCAGGGTTTGCAGGAAGTCCAGCGCGATTTCCGCCGGATCGGAAACCGTGAGAGAAAGCGAAGCAGTCCCGCCCCGGTCCTGCGCCTCGATCAGATCGGCGGCATTGGGACCAGATGCGGCCACAGCGCCCGCGTGAGCGCCCGTGAGCGCCTTTGCGCCCTTCCGGGTGCTGGCCTTGCCCTTGGGATTTCCGGCCTTCCCTGCGCCTTGTGCGGGCTTCCCCGTCATACGGCAACCCGACGATGCCGCGCCGCGATCCGTGCCGCCGCCAGTGACAAGCCCTGCTTGCCGTCATCGGTGCCGCGCATGTCATAGGAGCGCGCCGCCTGGTCCGCGATTGCAAGTTGCAGATCGGGCGGGATCGTGTCCGCGTTCGTGCCAAAGCCTGCCGGGTAGCGGATGCGCAGAGCCGCGCCGGTATGCGCGCGGGTGAGGTTCAGCACGGGATGCCGTCCCGGTTCGATCCACCAGCCCGCCGGGTGAGGTGTGGCGATGCCGTCCGCCTCGATCAGTTCCACGGTGACGGGATTGTCGGCGAGCCCCTCGGCCATGAACGGCCCGACAGGAAGCGCGATCCGTTCGGACCAGTTGCGCAGGGTGACGGTCACGTTCTGCGCCAGCAGCGCCAAGCCGGTGTATGCCTCGATTTCCAGCGCCGCCGCGTCGGCCAGCCCTTGAATGTCCAAGTCGTCGTAATCGTCCACGATGCGCAGCCGCCGTTTCACCAGGTCCAGCGAAACCGCCGAGGCAGTCGTGAGATGTTGGCGGGTGTGGGACATGCGAACGGTCCTTGATACGGTGATATCACTATATCAGGAACACACGTGTATAGCAACTAGTTGAGAACGGTTCTCAAGTGGAATGCAGCGGCGATGTTGGTTCTGCCGTGACCTTTCCGCCTACCGGCGGGCGCTGTGCGCCGTTTTCGATCTGG